TTATATGAAGGCGCTTTAGTATTAGGTACAAAAAAATTAATAAAATGGAAGTTGGCTGAAAATATGATAAGGCCTAAGAGTGATTATACTAAAGTTAAAATGAACTATAATATTGTTGCTCCAAGAATGTATAAAGGTAAAATAGAATCATTAGTAAGACGTATAACGGGGTTTGCTGATATGATTCAATTAACACACCTAAAGCTTCAACAAGTTATGGCTAGAATGGTACCTGATGGTGTTTATTTAGATGCTGATGGTTTAGCTGAAGTTGATCTTGGTAATGGAACAAATTACAACCCGCAGGAAGCATTAAACATGTTTTTTCAAACTGGTAGCGTTATTGGTAGATCATTTACACAAGAAGGAGATCAAAATCCTGGTAAAGTACCGATTCAGGAAATTTCCAGTGGAAGTGGTGGTGGAAAACTTCAAAGTTTAGTAGCTACATACAATTATTATTTACAAATGATAAGAGACGTAACTGGGTTAAATGAAGCAAGAGACGCTAGTACACCAGATAAAAATGCATTAGTGGGTGTACAAAAACTTGCCGCAGCAAATTCAAATGTTGCAACAAGACATATATTACAAGGAGGATTATTTTTGAGTACAGAAACAGCTGAATCTTTATCATTAAGAATATCTGATGTATTAGAATATTCTCCAACGAGAGAAGCATTTATTCAAGCAATTGGTGCACATAATGTAGCAACATTAAGTGAATTACAAGAGTTACATTTATATGATTTTGGTATTTTCTTAGAACTACAACCAGATGAAGAAGAAAGACAAATGCTTGAAAATAATATTCAAATGGCATTACAAGCTAATAATATAGAACTTGAAGATGCTATTGATGTACGGGAAATTAAAAATATTAAGTTAGCTAATCAATTATTAAAACTTAGGAGACGAAGAAAACTAGAGAGAGATCAAATGACTCAACAGCAAAATATTCAAGTCCAATCACAAGCAAATGCTCAAGCACAACAAGTTGCTGCTCAAGCTGAAACACAAAAAGAAGCTGCAAAAAATCAATACAAGATACAACTTGAGGCAGCAATAGCAGAACTAGAAACTAATAAAATGACACAAGAAGCGGAACTTAAAAAAGAATTAATGGCTTTAGAATTTCAATATAACTTGCAATTAAAGGAAATGGAGGGTAGAGGTTTACAATCAAGAGAAGTACAAAGAGAAGATCGTAAAGATGATAGAGTGAAAATGCAAGGAGATGAGCAAAGAAAAGCAATTGACAAAAGAAATCAAGGTAAAGGTGATACTAGATTTGAATCTTCAGGTAATGATATATTGGGTGGAGATATGGGATTAGGAAGATTTGGACCTAGATAATGTTTAACAAATAAATAAATAATAAAATGGCAATAGTAACAAATGATTGGACTGGGCAAATTTTAGCGTCAAGATGGGTCGATGACACAGGTGCTGAAACTCCTGGTAGAGGAACTCATTTTTGTGCGATTGAATGTATTACAGCTACTACATTCACAGCATTGGTATCCCAAAAAATTGATGATGATAGCGATGGAGAAGCTGCAGATGTAAGTGTTTATATAAACACAGAAGGAACTGACGCTGGTACAGCAATAGTATCTGGTGATACTTTTCCAGTTGGTACAATATTGTACGGCAAATGGACAACTTTTACACTAGCTGGTGGATCAGTAATAGCATACGAATCTAAATAAGAAATTTGTATACAATTATGTATACATTTATGTTTAATTAATTATATAATATTATATTATGGCAAAGAAAGATGAAAAACCAATGATTGACAAAAAAAATGCTGAAGCGCCTCAGGGTGATAAAGTAGAAGTCAAAGCAAAACCTCGAATGAAAAAGTACAATGAGCAAGATGATACACCTATTAAGGTTAATTTAGCTCAACCAAAAGAAGAGGTTAAGGAAACGGCTACAGAAAAACCTGTAGATGATCAACCTAAACAAGAAGATGAAAAAGTTGTTGAAGAAATTCAAGAAAAAGTGGAAGTGGAAAAGGTTGAAAATAAAGAAGAAAAAACTGAACAACCAGTTTTGGAAGAAATTACAAGTGAAACAACTGATGAAAAAGTTAAAGAGGAAGTTGAAAAAGTTGAAGAAGTTGTAGAAGAAACTATAGAAAAAACAGAAAAAACTGGTGAAAAACTACCAGAAAATATTCAAAAAGTTGTAGACTTTATGAATGAAACTGGTGGTGATCTTGAGGATTATGTTAAATTAAATCAAGACTATGATAAATATGATGACACAGCTGTATTGCGTGAATATTATAGACAAACTAAACCTCATTTAAATAGCGAAGAAATTGATTTCGTAATGGAAGATACCTTTGTGTATGAAGATGATGTTGATGATCCAAAAGATATAAAACGAAAGAAATTAGCGTTCAAAGAGCAAGTTGCCAACGCTAGAACCCATCTGGACGGGTTAAAGTCCAAATACTATTCAGAAATTAAAGCTGGTGTTAAGTTAACACCTGATCAACAAAAAGCAATTAATTTCTTTGATAGATACAACGATGAGCGAACTAAACAGGACAGCATAGTAAAAGAACAGGAATCTGTATTTAATAAAAAAACTAATGATGTATTCAATAACAAATTTAAAGGTTTTGAATATAGTGTTGGTGAAAAAAAATTTAGATTTAATGTTAAAGATGTGAATAATGTTAAGGAAACACAAGGCGATATTGGTAATTTTGTCAACAAGTTTGTTGATAGAAAAACACAATTAATATCAGATGCTAACGGTTACCATAAATCATTATTTACTGCTATGAATGCTGATAATGTAGCGAATCATTTTTATGAACAAGGTAAAGCAGATGCTATAAAAGAAAGTATAGCAAAAGCAAAAAATGTAAATATGGAACCTAGACAAGGTCTTGGTGAAGTTGAAGCAGGTGGATTAAAAGTGAAGGTGTTACAAGATGATGCAACGAATGTTAATAAATTTCGTTTCAACGTACGTAAATAAAGTTTAACATTAAATTAAAATAGAAAATGGCAGCAATTACCCCAACCGCGGGATCGTCACTAAATAGTGTACCATCCCCGATTAAAGCAGCTATATCAACTAACTATTTGGATTTTACATCTGGTAGTAATGACTGGTCTCAGCAGTACTTACCTGATCTAATTGAGCAAGAAGCAGAGGTTTATGGAAAAAGAACCATAGCCGGTTTCTTAGCTGCAGTTGGAGCAGAAGAAGCAATGAGCTCAGATCAAGTGATATGGACTGAACAAGGTAGATTACATCTATCTTATAAAATTAGTGCGATTAATGAATCCACTAATGTTATTACATTAAATGGCGTTGTTGGTACATCCAATACCGCAAGTTTCTCAGCAAATGGACACGCAGTTAGAATAGGACAAACAGTTCTAGTATCTGATGGTGCAGCAAGTCCAGTTGTGTTTAGAGGATATGTTTCCGCTATAGCAACAACTACTATTACTGTTTTACCTTATACAGGTGCAGCAATAAGTGATATTAGTGGATTTGCTTTAAATGGAACATCTGGTAGAGTTTTCGTTTATGGTTCTGAATTTAAAAAAGGAACTAATGGACTTGGAGACGCAACTGGTAACAATCCAGTACAACCTGAATTCAAATCGTTTAACAACAAACCAATTATTCTAAAAGATCATTATTCAATTTCTGGATCTGATACTTCAAGAATTGGCTGGGTTGAAGTTAGCGCTGAAGATGGAACTTCAGGATATTTATGGTATTTAAAAGCAGAAGCTGACACAAGAGCTAGATTCAATGATTATTTGGAAATGGCGTTGTTAGAGTCTGAAAAAACTACTGTAAGTGCTGATGGCGGAGCCACAGAAATTACTGACAGTTTAGGTACTGTTTCAGGTAGTGAAGGTTTATTCTCAGCTATTACAGCAAGAGGTCATGTGACTTCTGGTATGGCTGGTACTAGCGCAACTGATGATTTAGGATCTTTTGATGAAATTATCAAAAAATTCGATGAACAAGGTGCTATTGAAGAATACATGCTTTACTGTAATAGAAGTGTATCATTAGCAATTGATGATATGTTGGCATCCCAGAATTCTTATGGAGCTGGTGGTACTTCTTATGGAGTTTTTAGTAACTCTGAAGAAATGGCACTTAATCTAGGATTCGCTGGATTTAGGAGAGCATCTTATGATTTTTACAAATCAGATTGGAAATATCTAAATGATGCTACATTAAGAGGACAAGACGCTTTTGGCGATGTAAGAGCAGCGTTAATTCCTGCAGGTACTTCAACTGTTTATGATGAAGTAGTTGGAAGAAGCATGAGAAGACCATTCTTACACACTAGATATAGAGCTTCTCAAACTGATGATAGGAGACTAAAATCATGGATAACAGGTTCAGTTGGTGGAAACATCACTTCTGATCTTGATGCTATGGAAATTAATTTCTTATCAGAAAGATGTTTAGTAGTACAAGGAGCAAATAACTTCATGTTACTTAACTAACACAACTTAATATATAAAATTATTCCCTCTACGGAGGGAGTAGTTTTATTTTTTTAACTTATTTAATTATATTATATTATGGCAAAAAAGAAGAAAGAGGTAGTTTCTTTAGAAGAAACTCCTGTAGCAGTTGAAGAAAAACCAGCTGTTAAAAAACAAGAACCAAAAAAAGATTCTTGGGAAGTAAAAGATAGAACATATTTTTTACGAAAAGGTTTATCACCACTTACATATACAATAAGATCAAGAGGTATATATTGGTTTGATGATGAAAAAGGGTATGAGAGAGAAATGAAACACACATTAAATCAA